GTTTTAACACAACATCACTCTTCCAGAGATTCCTGTTTCACTAAACGCTAACTGCTCAATTAACTAACTCAACCATGGGTGTAAATAAAGCTACAAAGCGTTCTACTACCTATTCTGCTATCGCTAAGAAGTGGAATAAGGTGGCGAAAACAGATGCTACGAAGCCGACTAGTAAATCGGAGAGATTACTCCCGTCTGTCGATAAGTCTACCGTAAAGAAAACTCCTTCTGTACAGGACCCAACTAGGGTATTCAAAAGAAATCACCGGGTTTCAGAAGAAGTTTTAACAACCCTCACGAAAGCATTTCCCGCATGGACATTCCAATTTGGCAATGGTGCACCCCACTCTCATCCAGTCGGTGCCACGGAAAGAGCAATTTGTGAGGAAGAGGTATATAAAACGATCACCAACAAGTGGGGCTTGTGCTCCATTACTGATGTCGGCGGAAACGCAAATCGACACTCAGTCTCAAACCGTACCAATATCCATTCCTGTAATCCCATACTCTCTAGCAATGATGCTACCAGGCGCCAGCCATCTTCTTACCTACCTATGGCAAATTACTGTCATAACAAGGCTGAAGATTGCAAATTTGTGCCGGACGTCTACATGGCTATCCACTCTATTTACTATCTCACCCGACAAGACGTGTTGACTTTAGTTCACAAGTCGAAGAAGGGCGAGCTGTATGCAGTGGTGCACCGTTTTGACGACCTTTATGGTGGCTTTCATTTCGTCGACGGACAACCAGAGTCCGTTTATGAAATGTCTTGCGATGGACATCTTAGTGTCCGCATGCAGGTAAAAGGGAACTTGACAGGTTATTCGCACGATCCATGTTTGTGGCTTGGTGAGACTTATTTTCAACAAGGCGACCGCGCAATGGCGTGGGATGCCAGGCCTATGGGCGATTCATGGATTTTTACGTTCATGAAGTCGCCTACAGGGCTTTCAACTGATGTTTCCAGTCCAATGTCCATGATTGACAGTCTCAAACGAGACGACCATTATGGTAGCGTTGATGGTGTTCTCACCTATGGAGATTCGGCTACAATGAGACCAACCCTATCATTTCTAAATCTTACAAAGACGAAGAGTGTTAGTCTTGGGCGATTTAATGTCGTCTATTCTTCGACTGCTCAGACGGTTTTAGTCCCAAAGGACCTAATCCGCACAGTTGCGTTGAAAATGATCGGCGTACCGAGAGATGAAGCGGGACTACGCTTGTGCATTGCTAATATGAAGCGAGAGTTGACTAAAATGAACATTCCTATGTCGATGAAGTTGAACTGTGCTATCTATGGTGCTGCGCAGGCTTTTGTCCTAACACTTGGCGATGAAATTGCAGCTTTCAACGAGTTGCGACGCCCGTACCACTTGAAACTCTATCAGCGACTACAGCAAGCAATGTCGCTTGAGAATTTCATTTGTTGTGGGCGTTACGACACAGTGACGGCTGCAGAGCTGAATGTCACGGCCATCATGTACAATGATAGCAGGGCTTCAGTCCCATCTAAGCCGTTTGACGCACGCAAGGCGTGGCCAGATGGGCTACCGGGCTATACTAGCGAGATGCCACTGGCTACTCGCAAAGAAAAGACCAAACTTTTCATGCCCGATAAAGTGGAAATGCCTAGCAAACCACAATTTCATGCTAATTGTATTTCGTTCTCGAATTATATACCTGTGGTACCTAACCCAAATTTAACCAACGAGATGATTGCGCTTAATAATAGGGCGCTTGTCAATACCCCCGATGAAGATAAAGAGTTGTGGCGTGAGATCCATGATCACGGTAGGGAACTTCTCAAGGACGTTGCTCCGATTGAAGAAGATCCAACAACACTCTTCATACGCTGGAATTCGAAATTCCCGCAAGCCAAGAGATTGCTGTACGAGAAAGCGGCATTCGAGGTTCAACGGGATGGTATTAATGACAAAGACCTTATGACTAACATGTTCGTTAAGAGAGAGTTAACGCTGAAGGGTGGCGAAACACCTGAGGACTTTGATCCTCGAGCTATTCAGGGCTTTTCAGATAAACTTAACGTGTGTATTGGCCCGTTCGTCTGGGCCGCCTCCAAGGAGTTGGGGAAGAAGTGGAATCTGGCTTCTCGCATTACTTATGCCAATGGCATGACTGCTGAGGAAGTTGGTAAATGGAGAGAGCAGTTTGCTGAAGATGATTGCACCATCATTGAGTTAGACGAAAGCCGTTATGATGCGCACCAACGTGAAGGTGTGGCAATCCTCCAAAGCATCCTGTTTTCGCAGTATGGTATCGAAAGTTATGAGTTGGCTCATAAGATCTTCGAAGGCTCGTATACCAAGAGGGGGTGGAGCCAGAAAGGGATCTACTACGAGGTCAATGGAACCATGGCGAGCGGTGATCAAAAGACAAGCGTTGCTAATTCTTTCCTGAATGGTACTAAAACCGATAAATTAATCCAGAAGTATGGTCTTTCTGTTGACAGCTACAAATTGTTGTTGACGGGGGACGACTCCCTGGTGGTTATTAGAGGTACAATGAACCAAACGGAGAAAGATAAGCTCAAAGCTTTTCTTGTCGAATCAAACCACAAGCTGGGTTTCAAAACAAAGTGCAAAATCCATTCTGAATGGTACGATGCAGAATTCTGCTCAGGCGTTTTCTGGCCAGTACTTGATGGTTATGTGCTTGGACCAAAAATTGGTCGTCGACTTCCGAAAATTGGGTTTAACCTTAACAAACTAAAAGCTGGCGAAGTGAAATCTATGTTGATTGGCATACAGCAAGAATGCGGGCACATCCCAGTGCTACGTGTTTATGCAGAAACATGCCTTTCCATGTTAGCCGGTGTTCAAACACTTGCTTACATTGAGAAAGGTATTGAGTACAAGAACAGGGCAAGCAAATCACATACATACACTACAGCCACTGAGCTATTCTTCTTGCAACGTTACGGTTTCGAACCTGACTTGTTTGAGAGAGAGCTCATTATATCTCTACAGCGAGCGAAAACAATCACTGATTGTTTAAATTATCCGCTTCTTAAGCTGTTAATGGAAATTGATGTGTAAC